TAACCCATTTATTAAGCTGGCGCGCGTGAGGGTGGCGGCTGGCGCTACATCAATCAGTAACTCAGTAATTGATGATTTACGCCTAATGGCAACCGCAGTAAATCAAGGTGGCTGGATACATGATGCAGTATATAGCTGGGTATATGGCAGTGCTACTACTTTTACTATTGCCGGTGTTGATGCCACTGCACAATTCCCGGTAGGCACGCGCTTGCGTGTTTATCAAGGCGGCTCACTTAAGTACTTTATTGTTACTGGCGCTACATTCAGTACCAATACTACGGTTACTGTGACAGGTAACGGCACATACTCACTTAGCAATACACCTATTGATAAGCCTGCATATAGCTATTCTGGTGTGCCTACTGGCTTCCCCCGTCAATTATTAGCTGATCCACTTGATGGCTATGTAGAAATTGCGCGTGTTACTGCCACCGGCACAGTATCGTCACTTTCAGCGCAGAACTTACCGCCCTATAAATATCTACGGACTGAAGCGCTTGTTATGCCTACTGGTGGCACAGCATTTGCGCAGATGAGATTTAATAATGACAGTGGTACTAATTATGCTCGTAAATATTCCTTGTCTTTCGCAGGCGCCACAGATACGGTAAGCGAGAATGTTTTGACTCCATCCAACGCAGTTAGAAGCGGTGGCGTTGGTTTTACGGTAACCGATATACTAAATGTTAGTAATAGAGAGAAGGTGGCTTTCTCTAGGTCAGTTGATGACGCTGGTTCAGGTGCTACCACAGTGCCAACCGGTCGTTTGTCGTTTTCTAAATGGATAAATACCAGCACAGTTATCTCCCGTATTGATCTTGTGAATAATGCTGGAAGTGGTAGCTTTGCTGCTGGCACGGAATTAGTAATATACGGTAAGAATTAGGAGCATTGATATGGCTACAAAAACATTTGGCAAAGAACCTGAAACAGAGCGCAATTATGTTGCTGAGCTTCATAAGCTTGTAGGCGCAAAATTCCCTGTGTCAGTTACTACCGAATTTGGCAAGCTGGTCAATGTTGTTTATGAGACTGAATGGAAAGAGGGCAACACTACACCTGTTGAGACTGATGAGCTTGACGAAAATGACAACCCAATCATTGATTACAAAGAGAATTACACAAAGCGCAAGCTTACAGCGGCTCAAATTAAAAAAGTTGATGCTTACATTAAGAAAAACATAGCAGAGTAGTCACATGGATGCACCAGCTAGAGTGCAGAAGTGGAATAAGACGGAGTGGGCGCTTGCCAGACAGCGTGCATTAGCCACCCTAGACCCTGTATGTGCTATATGTCACAAATATATTGATACCAGCCTACCTATGACTGATCCTGACACCGGGCAACGTAACGCATTATCAGTAGAAGTAGATCACATTACCCCACGCTCACGCGGTGGGGCTTTGTACGCGCTTGAAAACCTACAACTTAGCCACATGATCTGCAACCGCAGAAAAGGCGCAAAAATGGCTGAGGATTACGAAGAGCAGGCAGTAACTAATCAAGTACCCTGGTCCAATCAATGGTAGATGCTTGTGCTATACTGAGTACATAAGAAAAGGAGTTTTGACATGCAAGATCAAGATGAGCCAATTACCCCAGAACACGCCGCAGAGGTGGAAACTATGGGCAAGGGGGATGAATAAATGTCTTATTCAGTACGCCAATATCCAGCCAGTAGCGCTAACTACGATACCAGCCGTAAAACAATCAAAAAGATTATAATTCACCACGCCGCTAGCACTAGCTTTGACAGTATTGGTCAGGTGTTTGCAAATCCTAGCCGGGGCGCATCAGCTCACTACGGTGTAGGGCGCAATAACAATGTGGATCAGTATGTACCTGAAAAATTTACCGCATGGCACTGTGGTAATTATCCGGTTAATCAAGAGTCCATTGGTATTGAAAATGTAAACTCTACCGGCGCACCTAACTGGAATGTAGCGGATGAGACAAAGAATACTCTAGTAGAGCTTTGTGCTGACATTTGCCGCCGTAACCCTAGCATTGGCAGATTGCAGCCAGGTGTAAACCTATTTGGTCACAAGCAAGTAGCAGCGCCAAATAAGCCTACCGCATGCCCTATGACACTGATTGACTTCCTGCCAGAACTTGCACGGCGCGTAAATGCCCTGCTAGACAGCGGTAGCGCCCCACAGCCTACACCACAGCCACAGCCAGGTAAAAAGACTAATGAGCAGATTGCAAATGAAGTATTAGCTGGTCAATGGGGTAATAATCCGCACAGGCGTAATGCTCTTATTGCCGCTGGATATGACTACAATGCTATACAGGCTATTGTGAATGGTAAAGTGGGTAACCCTACTACTGCACCGCGTAAGAGCAATGAAGTCATTGCAAACGAAGTACTTGCAGGAGCATGGGGTAATGGGGATGACCGGCGCAACCGGCTCACGGCAGCTGGATATGATTACCGCACCATCCAAAACATTGTCAATCAAAAAGTGGCTGGTAGCCCTACACCATCAAAGCCAGCACGCCTGAGCAATGAGCAAGTGGCGGATCAAGTACTAGCTGGCGCATGGGGTAATGGTGATGATCGTAAAAACCGCTTGAGTGCAGCAGGTTATGACTATGGCGCGGTCCAGGCTATTGTTAATCAGAAGTTAGGGCAGGGTGTATCTGGCAAAAAGTCAAATGACCAGGTAGCCAATGAAGTCATTGCTGGCAAGTGGGGTAATAACCCTGAGCGTAAGCAGAAGCTCATAGCAGCAGGGTACGATTACAACGCAGTCCAGGCATTAGTAAACCGTAAATTAGGAGTATAATTATGGATTTGTTTGCCGCAGTATCTAACACGCCAGTAGTGGTATTTACCCTAGACTGGCAGGTAGTGGTCCAGCTAATTCTGGCAGTAGTGTTGCCTATATTAGTAGGATTGGTCACTACACGCGTCACAGCAGGCTCTGTAAAGGCTTGGTTGCTTGCAGGGCTAACTTTAGCCACATCAGTGATTACTGAGCTTGCAGGAGCTATATCAAGCTCTACACCATTTGATCTAGGCATTGCACTATTGGCAGCTATTCCAGCATTTGCCATATCAGTAGCAACCTACTACGGGCTTTGGAAGCCTACGGGTGTAGGTGTAGCGGCTCAGGATGTGGAAGCCACTACGCTGGTGGATCGCAATAAGCAGTAGCATTTAAACCAAAAAGAGCGCCCTCGCAACAGCGCTCTTTTTTATTGGTCAGTGTTTATTTTGAATACTGAATACTTTTATTGTACAGGTTTTGGCTTTATGCGGTCAAGTGACTTGCTACCCTTTTCACTATTACAGTACTCACAGGCTGGCTTTAAATTATCAAGGTTAAACCGTAGCTTAGGATCATGGGAGCGCGGTATTACATGATCCAGTGTCAAAGTCTCTAGTGTGAGCTTGCCCGGACACCAGGGATGGATGCGCAGGTAGCAGTACCAATTACCATTTTTATCTGGCGGATTTTTTCTAATCCATGTAGCACGCGTAACAAACCACTGCTTAGTCTGCTTGCCTATTTTCTTAATAGGTGTGCGCTTCATGCCTACCTTGCGCTTGAGTACCACTTTTGGATTTACTGGACACTGGTACGGGAAGTGGTTAGGCTTTGGATTTTGACAAAATTTGCAGGGCTTTTTTGGAAATCTATCTATACCTGACAAGTGAAACCTCCTATTACTGAATACAATAATTGTACACTAAATGCTTGTGTTATAATTACACCATAAACCAGACGCGTAGACGGGAACTACCCGGTTAAGAAAGGAGCAGGCGCAAATGGCAGAGGTAACTACAAAAGAATATGTGGCTAAGATCGCTGATTTAATACCCAGTGAAGAAAACCCACGCAGCATAGGGCGCAAAGAGTATGAAGCCCTAAAAGAGTCACTGGTTGAATTCCCAGAGATGAAGCAAATACGCCCCATTGTAATAGATGAGGATAATAATGTACTTGCTGGACACCAGCGGCTGTATGCGTTGCAAGACCTTAGCTATGAGGATGTGCTTGTACTGCAAGTCACTGGACTCACTAGAAAACAAAAACGTGAATTTATGATTAAGGATAACGTCAGCTCAGGTAAATGGGATGCTGATATTATTGCCAATCATTGGGAGCTGGATGAGCTTGAGCAATTTGGCGTGCCTAAATTCAAAATCCCTGGCGGTGACGGCAGTGGTGGTGAGAAGAGCTATAAAAACCATGAGGTAACTTGCCCTAATTGTGGTGAGCATTTTGAACTGTCTGAGTCTGACGATTAGCCGGAGCGTAACACCATGTCTGATAAAAAGGGTATTACGCTAGGTGATGAGATTGAAGATGTAACCAGTGGGTTGCGCGGCGTTGCTATTGGCAAGGTTGAGTACTTAAGTGGATCAATCCAATGGATATTACAGCCACCGCTTGATGATGGTGGTGTACCACAGCGCACTGAATATGTACCAGATGCCTATGCTAAGCGCGTAGGTGATGGCGTACGCGTAAAGCCAAAGCCAGAGATGGGTTTTCATGCTAGGAATGACGGGGGCTGAGCATGCAGGAATTACAAAAAAAGATGCGCGTAAAAACTGATGCCCTACAAAAACTACTGAGCAAGCCGGTCCATGCTAAAAAACCAAAGGGTAAAAAGAAGCCCACAAAGCGTGATTTATTCCATGAAGTATTTGAGGACTACTTTTTTAGCCTGCCGTATACAAAATTTATTCAACTTACAAAAGACTGGAATGACGTTAATCTAAGGATAGAACTGCAAGAGCAAGCAAATTATGATGCCTGGCTCAATTACTTTAAAACACTGCCACCTAATCAAATCCGCATGCTTGCCCAGACAGGGCTGGACTTCCTGCCCACTGAGGGATATGCAGCACTGAGCCGGTGGCATGACATCATCAGTAACCCTAGCCGCATTGATAAAATCCATAAAGCCGGGCTTACCGGCGGTGTGGATGGTAAGACTAAATCTATTGTAGAGCTGGCGCAAAAGAATGACCGCTATGGCGTACTCTGTGCAATCCGTGACGGCATTGCTGCTAAGCTTGAAAAGGGTGCAGGCAACCGTGATACGGCTGATCTATCTAAACAGCTTACTGAGGTAATGACACAAATAGCAGATTATGAAAAGCGCCAGGCTAAGAGTAATAAAAAGACGGTCCTGGGTGATTTGATGGCTGGCATACCAGGTGCGCCAGCAGCCACTGAGATTAAACCAAAGCGCCCGGCAAAAAATGGCAGCGGTCACCGCCAGACTAGCTTTGCATCAAGAGTAACAATTAAAGATTTAGAGGATTAGGTATGGCACGCAGATACGGTAACCAAAAGCCACGCATTGACCAATTTAATGATGGTGATATTTGGCTGGCTGACAAAACACTAACCCTACTTGATGAATACGGCATTAAGCTACTGCCCTGGCAAAAAAAGATAGTCTACCGCTGGCTGGCAGTGATCTGGGATGAAGATGAGCAAAAATGGCGCTGGGCTAATCCTAAAGCTGGTCTGCTTGTACCGCGCCAGAATGGTAAAACAGAGATCATCATAGCCCGTATCATTGGCGGTATGATCTTTATGAATGAAGCGCTTATTTATACTGCCCACTCTGATAAAACAGTAGAAGCGGTGCGCCGCCGTGTTATGAACTTCTTTTACCAGGCAGAGGAAGAGATCAGAGACCTGCTGACAGCTGAATTTGATAAAGAGCCTAAGAGCTTAGACTATGTGGAATTGCGCGGTGGCGGATATTGCGTATTCCGTACCCGTACGCGCACTGGTGGTCTGGGTACTACCAATGACACATTGATCCTAGACGAAGCCCAGGAAGAGACTGACGCGCAACAGGAAGCGCTATTGCCTACCATATCAGCCGGTAAGAGCCAAAACAGCCAGATATTGCGTGCCGGTACGCCGCCTAGTGGTGGTGGCTCTGGTACGGTGTTTATCCGTATTAGGCAGAATGTACTTGAGGGTAAAGACCATGAGACCTGCTGGCAGGAGTGGTCAGTAGAGCTATTAACTGATCCGCATGATGAGGATGCCTGGTATTACGCTAACCCGTCACTAGGCTATCACCTGATGGTAGCAGCGGTCCGTACAGAAGCCCATGACATGGCTATTGACTCATTCAATAAGATGCGCCTGGGATGGATTGCCGGTAAGGAAAGCAAACGCGCCATCAGTGATGAAGATTGGCAAGCTACAAAGGTAGAGCAGGTGAAGCTGGAAGATAGCCCACGTTTAGTGTATTGCGTTAAATTTGCACCTGACGGCAGTGCTATGAGCTTAGGGGTAGGTGTCTACATGCCTAATGGTATACCACATGTAGAGCTGGTTGAGCGTAAGCCAATGAGCGCAGGCACTACATGGATCACTAACTGGCTATTTGACCGGTCTAAGCTCAGGTGGCGCAAATGCGCAAAGATTATCATTGATGGTCAGGCAGGCTCACAGCTGCTTGTAGAAGAGCTTATACGCACTGACAAGCGCATTACTAAGAAAATACTCACTCCTAACGTAAAACAGGCAGGAGCGGCTTACAGTGGCTTCCAGACAGCCGTAGAGAAGCATGAGCTAACCCATTATGACCAGCCAGCGCTAAATGGCTCTATAAAGACCGCAAAAAAGCGCTCAATAGGCAAGGATGGTATGTTTGGCTATGCCACGCTCAATCCTGATTTTCAAATTGATCCTACTGAGTGCGCTGCATTCTGCCATTATGGTGCTATTAACTTTGCTAAAAACTACAAATCCGGTGGTGGTACTACCCAGAGGGTTATGATATAGTGCAATCAAGCTATCAGGGAAGTAAGACACCCTTTTAGCCCAGAACTCCAATTCGCCAAAAAATAACCGCCGTAGTCTTAGGACAGCAGGCGGTTTTTGGTATCATAGAGCTATGGAAAATGAGCCAAACACAGAAAACGTACACTACATTGATGAGTACCCACATTTGGAAGAGAAGCTTAGGCTACAACGCCTAGCACGCCCGGCGGTCCGCCAGGCGCTACAAGACATGACTAGGATTATCAAATTTGAGCTACCAGAACAGCCTGACGGCATTGCCTAGTAGATATAGACAAACTCACTAGGGCTAGCATCACGGTAGGTAACTTTGCCCCAGTGTGGTGCATTCATCTCACTGATGCGGATAGTGCCATTGTCATTTATGCCCTCTACATACACCACATGCCCTAATGCGCCGCGTGTAGTAGTGCCTACCGCGCCTTTGGCTGGTGTTGATCCTACTGCCATACCCATAGCGGAAGCACGGGCATACCAGGTATTAGCATTACCCAGACCATTAGGCAGGGATGCGCCCCGGCGGTTTTTGACGTACCAGGTACAATAACCGTAAGAGTAGGTATTACCACCACCAAAATTGCCAGAAGTGGCTTGTGGGGTAGGTGTAGCTACATTAGGAGTGACAGCAGGCAGGCTTACTGCCGCAGGTATCTCACGCTCAAGCTTTTCATCTGCCAGTGGGATAGTGATTTTATCACCCACATGGATTAAGTCAGGGTTAGTAAGCTGGGTGTTTTTAGCCCATAGGCGTTGCCAGGTGACATTATGAGCCGTGCCAATCTTAGTGAGATTGTCACCATCTACAACCGTATAAACTACCGGCTCTGATTTAACCGGCTCTTTTGGCTCTTCTTTGACTGGTGGTTTTGTATCTTCTTTTTGTGGTAGCTGTATCTGTGGTGTGTTTGATCTCTGGTAATTCAAGTTTAGTATTGATCCAATATCATTGTTTTGATTAAAGAATATTGGATTTGCCGCAGCCGTTGCAGGTGGTGTGACCATAAAAGTTGCTGTGACTGCTGATGTTAATATTAGAGTTTTCATAACGCTTGAGCCTGAAGATAAGGACAATGGCGCGGCTCTGATTTATTACTCCCATAAAGTTAATGACAATATTGAGTTTATCACGCTCATACTTTACAGTGTCAAGCTTACAGGGGTGCAGGGTATTGACAAATAAAGCCCTCTGTGATAACATAGTAATGTTATGAAACATTTAACAAACATCATCAAAAATAAATATTATCGCTTCCAGCCTGGTGAATTCCTGCCAATCTATTCAGGTGGTGAGCTTATCAATAAACGTGAATTCCATGCCTACCGTATTAAGTGGATCATCCGCAACCGTAGTGCATTCTTTTACCAGCTGACTCATACACGCGG